ACCATCAAAGCGCCCCTGCTCAATGTCGGTCTCGCTGATGCGTATCGAGGACAACACACCTTCGACATCGCCGCCCGCGATGGAAAGACCGAGCGTTGTTGTGGCTTCACTGCTGTTGAGACCCGTCAATGGTTCGCAGGAAATACCTTCCAGAACCAGCGCCTGGTCGTGATCTGTGAAACCCAGGACCACCTGATCGGAACGTCTGATAAGCCATGCAAAGCAATGGCTTGTCACTTCTCCCTTCAGATGTGATTCAAGTTCTGCCGGGACAGGGATCATGCCTTGACCTCGATAATGGGAATAGAGGGGATTTCACCTGCTTGAAACGAAGCAATGCTCGCCGTTAGGCGGTCTGTGTCGAAGCGCACAGGCACATCGAACAGGAAACCAGCTGTCACCTTTGCGCCATCAGCAGGCACGTAATCGGGGGTAAAAGATGCAATCCCCTTGGCATGGTCGAGCGTATAAGCCTCACCCTCATCGAGCCTTACGCCGTTGACGCCAATCAGCACGGAAGCCGCGACAGGGCGTGTAATCGGTCGACTGTACGCTTCGTAATGTTTGACAAGCTGGAACATGGCTGTTGCGCCATCGCCTGTTCCGATCACCTGATCGGTAAAGGATGGTGCGAAACTGCCCGCAGCCGAAGAAAAGTCGAACGGATCGCGGAAGCGGAAACTATGCAGCGATCCGCGTCTTGCCTCGAAAAAGGCAAGCACCGATTTCAGATCGTCCAGCGACCGCAAACCGGTTCCCGCATCAAAATGTCTGCGTGAATGCGCCCATCGGGCATTGCGCTTTTCAAAGCCTGATGTGAGCGTGACGATTTCATTGCGCCACTCCGGTCCGGCCGTCGCACCGAATGAGACCCCCAGCGGAAAACGAACATCATGAAAAGCTTGCATCTCACATCCTCCGTGCGCCGCGGCGCACAGCACCCGCGAGCATGGTTGACAGCTGTGCTTCGGATTTGCGGAAGGAAGATGCGTCGGGCGATGTCATGTTAAACACGACCTGCACGGGCTTGGAGCCACCGCCGCCGGTGGCAACGCCCAGCCTGCCATCAGCACCCCGCGCCAGCGGCAGGATCGCTTCCGCACCCGCCTCACCCGTCAGGCCCAGCGAACCATTTCCCATGCCAAAGTAAGTGGGGCTTGAAACCACCCCGCCCTTGGCAAAAGGCATGATGCCGCGAATACCGCCCATCACACCCGACATAAGCGAGGAGCCAAGGCTTTGCAGTGGCTGAAGCCCAGCAGAAAGCGCTGAGCCTGCCAGACTGCTGGCAAGCCCGCGCAGCACATCATCAAGCCCCTTGCCGGAAACGATTGCACTTTTCAGTGCCGTTGTCAGGCTTGAGCCGAAGCTTGACGAACGCTTTTCAAGATCGGTCAGAGCGCGATCAAAGGCGCTCGTGTCCGCCTCGACGGAAACGGTTACGTTTTCATCTGTCATTGTAAACTACCTGTCGGGAAAGGCGTGCATCAGCGCGTCGAGTGTCGCGCGCGAAGGAGCATTTGTGCTCTGCGAAACGGGTCCGAGAACGGCGCCAAGTTCGCGTGGGGTCATGGCCCAAAAGTCTTTTGAGGAAAGCCGCAGCAAACCAAAACCTGCGCGCATCACCTCTTCCCAGGGAAAAGGCTGACGTGAAGGAACTGATTCAACTGCGGCACTCAAGGGTTTGAAGGAGAATCGCTTTCTTCCGTTCCGAAGGTCGCGGTGAGCAGTGCTGAAACGATGCGGGCATAGCCACTGGCACCGCCATCTGCTCGCATCTCCGCTACATCTTCAAACGGCACATCATGTCCACCGCCATGCAAACCGGCGCAGATGATACGCTGCATATCGAAGGCGGAAAGCTTGCCGCCGGAAAATCGGGCAATCAAATCGGAGAGATTGTCCGCTTCAAAAGCAGACTCCAGTTGTGCCAGCGCACCCAGCGTCAGGCAGAGTGTCCAGTCGCGGCCATCAAGTTTTGCCGCAACCTCGCCGCGATGGCGATTGACCATCATAGTACATCTCCGAAGGAGATCAGTCCTGCGGATTCCAGCGCAATTTCAAACGTCACTTCCGCATCGTGATTGCCGCCATATTCGAGGGCCACAATCTGGAAAGGACCGGTGATGGTGCCGAAATCGGGCAGCAAGATCTGCCAGTTGCGAATCTCACCATCAAAGAACACACTACGGATAAGAGCATCCGATGTTGCATCCTTAAATATGCCCGATCCGCTGATCGACGCACGCTGCACGCCGCTTCCAGCCAGCAATTGCCGCCACCGACCGGCAGCATCTGCGTCTGTTACATCGACGGTTTCGGCATTGAAAGCGATGCGCTTGGTGCGCAAGCCAGCACAGGTTTCAAACTGGTCCGTGCCATGCGCAATTTTCAGCAAGATATCCTTGCCGCGTTGAGCTGCCATTCTGTGTTCCTCGATCTTTTTTGCTTTTACGCGCATCTTAATTCTGATCGAAGCGGGATCAGAAATCAGTCCAGTGGACTGATTTCCCCGCATAGGCGGTTCCCACTTTTCGGGATGAGCTTTAATTTTCCGGTTCGGTCACAGCGCGATAGCGCATGGTGCCGAGATAGCTGCCGAACCCGTCCGTGTTGCGGGCTAGAACTTCGGTCAGCATGAGGTTAACGACGCGATGACCGTTGAGGTCGAGTGGTTCTTCATCGAGCCTCGTTGCGATACGTCCGGCAATTTCAAGCACGCGTTTGCGACCTGCTTCACGCGCCCATATCTGGATATTGAGAAAATGTTCTCCACCCGGCTCAGAGGCCGTATTCCAGTCCTTGCTCAGCGTTTCGCCGAGCGTGACATAAGGAAATGGAGTCTTGGGCGGAACGTGATCATAGACATGCTCACCCCCAAGTGTTTCAATAAGTTCTTCGTCATTCTTCAAGGCGTCATAAAGTGCCTTCTGCAATGCTGCCGCGCCGTTCCTCATCTTGCTCCCCGCTTGATTTTTGAGTGTCGCGCCGGGCAATCAGCTGCCCGGTGGCAATATCCTCCCGCACCGCGATTTGCCTGAAACGCAGTGCCCGAATGAGACCATCGAAGGTCAGTTTCATCGTGATATTCACCGCCCATCCTCCACCGCCAGGCAGATAAGGTAACGTCCGCGTTCATCCGGATCGTGGACAGAGCGCAGCGTGAAAACACGTCCGCCTTTGCGGAAGCGTTTGTCTGTTGCGATATCTGCTCGATGACGCACCAGAATGCGGTGGGTGATCTCCGGGCGTGGCCGGATACCGAAATCCCGCTGACTGGTTGATAGGGGTTCAATACGCCCCCAAACAGTCCCGATCTCCGACCATGTTTCGCGATAGCCACCCATACCATCAGCAACAGACTGCATGGCTTCCAGGGCCAACTCTGTCGTGAGCTGACCCGGATCAATAAACAGCACGTTGTTCATAGGGATATTCGTCGCCAGCTATCGACCATCTGGCCAACCATCGCAGGCAGTTCAGCCTTGGCTGTATCCAGGCCTGCGCGGTTCTCATAGAGATGCGCAGTCAAAGTAAGTATCGCCTGTTTGAGCGCATCCGGCACTTCAACGCCGGTTTCCCCAAACCCCGCAATGAAGTCTACCTCAAGGCCACAGAACGTCTGTGCATCCGGATATTGCGCCATGTAAACACGTTGCGGACGGCGGCCATGCTGGAGCATGAACTCTTCAGGCTCCATGCTGATTGCACTGCCATCAGGACGATATGCGACCACAGCCGTTACAGCTTTTACCGGATATTTGAAAATAGCGAGACGCCCCGAGCGCGGCCAACGATCAACACGCAAGCGCCACGTCTGATCAACCAGTGCAAGCCCCGTCTCGGCTTCGACAAGCTCGCGCGCGGTCTTGATAATACGGCGCAAAATCTCGTCTTCGCTTTCAGTCGAAATTCGCAAAAATGCGCGTGCGTCAGCAATCGTCACCGGCTCCAGCGCCGGCGGCGTGACAAGAAACATTGTCATGTATTTTCCCCTTAAATAACTCTCAAATCAGATAGTTACGCATGCAACCCCAGAAAAAGATTCAACCTGTTCGCAAATTGAATCTAGCTGCCAAAACCGGCAGGGAGATCACTGCTAAAAATATCAGGCTGCGAATTTCAGAAGCTTGATCGCATCAAAATCCTGCACGCCGCCGCCCACGCGTTTGGTGGTGTAGAAAAGCACGTATGGCTTGGCAGAATATGGATCGCGCAACACGCGCACACCGATACGATCCACCACCAGATAACCGCGTTCAAAATCGCCAAAGGCAATCGGCGTTCCGTCAGCAGCAATGTCTGGCATATGCTCGGCCTCGACCAGACCAAAACCCATCAGCGACGCCTTTTCACCAACAGCCGCTGGCGGCTGCCAGAGGTAATTGCCGTCCGCATCTTTCAGCTTGCGCAACACGCTCTGCGTCTTGCGGTTCATCACGAAATTGGCGTTCTGGCGATAACCAGCTTTCAGCGCATAGATGAGTTCGATAAGCTTGTCGGATGGATCGGAAGCAGGCAATGCGCCGTCAACACCAGTGGCTATGTGGCCGATCTTACCCCACTCCCAACTCGCATCTTCAACGGTGCTATAGCTCAAAAAACCCATCGGCTTGTTCAGGCCATTGCCGGTGATGAAGGCAGCACCTTCCTGTTCGGCAAAGGCTGCTTCGACCTCTTCGGCGATCCACTGCTCAACGTTGACAGCTGCGTCATCAAGCAATGAAGAAGTGGCCGCTGGCATTGCGTAGATTTCCATCGTTGGGAACTGCAGCTCTGCAAGCTTGGCCGAAGCGGTCTGCGGACGCGCATCGGTTTCGCCGACCCAGCCCGTTGCCGGGCCACTGACCGAGAATGGCTTTTTCAGCACGGCACCAGAAACCTGGCGCACACTGGAGATGCCACGTATCGGCGAGAGCACGGCCAGACGGCGACCGATTTCAGTCTCTAGTTCCGCAGGCACCAGATAGCCACCGTCCGGACCAGAGGCATAAGAATGTGCCTTTTGCTCAATGCCACGCATCGCCTGCTCGTCGCCACGGCGCACATAACCGTCAAAGGCCTGCTTATGCTCGACATCAACAATAGCAGTGCCCTTGCCAAGCTGCGGACGGGCGCTTTTCAAAACATACTGGTCAAGTGCTTGTTTCTGTTCGTCGAGCGCGCGGTTGATACGATCAACCTTGTCGCGCAACAGCACATCGACATCGGCACTTTTTTCGACCTTTTTCAAACGCTCATCATTGGCTTCACGAAAAGCCGAGAAGGCCGTCATAAATTCGTCGAAGGCTTCCGAGACATCGCCATTATTCCCAAGCGCCTTCGTTTCCACGCTCTTGGTTTCGAGCGGGATTGCATGATTTTTTACCATTTTTGATCCTGATTTAATTGAGTTGCATCATCTTGCAGGCGGCGCGCATACGCTGCGCAAGCGCCTTATCATCTGCCTGGAAAGCGTCCCGCCCGTCCCGGCTTTGCATGGCTGCAAGCGCTGAATAGCCTTTGGCTATAACCAGACGTGCAGCAGAACGGCTCAGCCCCGCATCCCGCGTGAGCCAGCGTTCAAATTCTCTGACTGTCGGCAATTCCGCCTTCAGATTATCGATGCGTGCCTGTGGCAGCATGGGAAAAGTTACCACCGAGATTTCCCAGAGATCTGCTTCCGTGATGTGACGCAAACCGGTCCGCGCATCCTTGCGCGCTTTGACCGTGCGAAAGCCGATAGACAAGCCATCCAGCCCGCCAGCGCGCATAAGTTCCAGGGCTTCGCGTGCGCGTGCCACGCCTTTGGCCAGTCTGCCCTCGACATAAAGGCCGCGTGCATCCTCACGAATATCGGTCCAGACACCGATCGGTTCAGCCGCATCGTGTTGCCAGAGCATTCGCACGCCCGATGATTTGCGCGAGGTGAGCGACTTCGCAAAGGCGCCTTTTTCGATCACATCATTGCCGAGATCAGCTAAACCAAACACGCTTGCATAGCCTGAAAAGCTGCCATCGATTTCGATCTCTTCAAGCGCCAATGATGCACGCTTAGTTTCAAGTTTCAGGTCAGGCTTTGCCATTCCTGTTCCTTTCAACGGGTAGAATTCCAGTTAGCGATGCGTTCTTGGCCCGCTCGGCAAAACGTTTGAGAATGCCCAGCACAGACCATGCCGCGAGGCTTGCAGCCGTCGACCCCATCAACATGAGTTCGGCTCGCCCAAGCAGGGTCTGCAGAGAAAGCGTTTCGGCAATTTTCACGCCTGCAGCTCCCCCAAACACCATGCCGCAGATCATGCCGACCGCAAATCGGATCGCCGCTTCCCGCTTGCCATTTGGCAGCATATAAGCGAGCGACACGGCAGAACCGGCCACCGCGCCCGCAACCTTGGCAAACCACACCAGACTTGCATCAGACGCCATAACGGTTTCGCTCAGATTGCTCATGAAACTCTCCTTTCCGCACACGGCTGATAGCCAACCGCATCGCGTTTTTCGTCATCACTCAGAAATGAGGCTTCCGACACGCGCCGCCAGAGCGATTCCCGCTCCAGCGACAGACCTTCGATGCGGTCAGTATCGTGCTCAAGTCTGAGATCGTCACCAAACAATGGACCGAGCCAGCACTCCAAAGCCTTGGCGGTACGGTTAATCAGCGGCAGCACAGTCAGACGATAAAATGCGCGGTTGGCTTCGGCATAATTGGCATAAGTGTTGTCACCCGGAATGCCGAGCAGCATCGGCGGCACGCCAAAAGCCAAAGCGATGTCGCGAGCCGCCCCGTTTTTCGCTTCGATGAAATCCATATCCTGTGGGCTGTAACCCATAGCCTTCCAGTCGAGCCCACCTTCAAGAAGCAGCGGCCGCCCCGCAGCAGATGCTCCGGTGTAGCCCTCCTCAAGTTCGGTTTTCAGGCGATCAAACTGCTCTTCCGTCAGGTTACCACCATCTTTAGGAGCATAGACCAGCGCACCGGAGGGGCGTGCTGAATTATCAAGCAGTGCTTTGTTCCAGGCACCTGCCGCATTGTGCAGATCAAGCGCCATCAGAGCTGCTTCAAGCGGCGGAAAACCATAAT